CGAGACCGACGGAAACCAAGGGTCGCCGGTAATCTCGCAAGATGTCGCCGCTTTGGCCGGTTCTGTTGAGATAAAACTGGATGACGACATTTAACGGGCCTCGATAGATGCGAGGTTCGAGCGGCTTTACTTTTAGGGGATAGGAACCCTGCCAGTAAAACCGCTAACCCCCCGACGCAGATAGACGGTTTACTCGGCGGCTTCTAACTTTTTGGTCAATGATTTGACCTTAGTTTTTACGCCTGAGTCTTTGTTTAGTGCAAGCGCTTTCTCGAACTGAGCGAGCGCTTTTTTAGGGTCTGTTTCTTCTAGCCGTTCGCCAAGAGCGCGGCACAGCTTGGCGCGAACTTCGTCAAGCATGTCTTGCTCGGCGGTGGCATCCTCTAGGCGTTGCAGTGCTGGCAGTGCATCAAAATCAGCGTGGGCCATGGCTTCTTCGGCGATTTGCTCGGTAACGGTGGTTACTAAGTTTCGCTTGAAGTCGGCCGGCATTTGCAATTTATGCTTAATTGCATATTCAGCAATATCCAGCGCAGTATCGAAATTTAAGCAGTCGATATGCCAGAGCATAATAGTGACTAACACATCATCTTGAACACCAGCATCGGATACTAGAATGCCGTCGACATAGGCGGCATACGTTGGCAGCAATTCGAGCTTCTTTTCGTTGCGCGTGACGTGGCTATCGATCTTACTTATCTGATTTTTATCTCGGCCAAGTTGCGCCAACATGAGTTCATAAGGGTTTGCACCTTCCATTGAATCGCTGGTTACCGCTACGGCAATGGCGGCGGCGGTTGCGATGGTTTTTTGCTTATGTTTTCTGGCTAAACTCATGTTGGTTACCGTTGGTAAATCGAATTAATAGATTATCGCTTTCTAGTCGAGGCCTAAGCCCAACCGCCAGCGCCATCAGGTGTTAACACGCCGTCATACATACACATTTTGTCGTAGTCTTCGACGATGTAATCAACGTTAGCGGACTGAAAGTCTTCAACCTGGTCTAACTCGGCATGGTCTTTGATGCGACGACGGCGCGAACCGTCTTGCACGTAAATAGAGAGGTTATCAAGTGAGGTAATGGCGAACGCAGTTGCAGGGAAATAGGGCACTGTGATGGTCGGCTTCGCGCCTAATGCCTTGTTGCTTAACATGCTTTCTAGTGCGTTGCGTTCGGTTGGCGCATCGGTAGAGTTGATCAGTGACAGATACTTGTCGTTTAACAAGCGGCTACCGCAAATAACCACCATGCCCGCCGCCTCTTGGTGCCATTCGGCAACCAATTCTTGAAGCGCATCAGTAACGGCGGCATCAATATTATTGTAATCACCACCAGCACCAACTTTAGCGCCGTTGATAACGTTACTAGGCTTGTGGTCGCGGAGTTTTTGCAACCAACCGACGGCTACGTCTTGCAACATAGGGTTAGCGGCCTTATCCGATGTGGCCGCGCGGCTTGTGCCGTTAAAACCAATCATAAGACGGTCCAATGACTGCTGGCGAATGATGACTTGTTGAATCATTTGCTGAAAGTTGGGAAACTTCGCCCACGCGTCAAGCAAGGCATAACGAATATGCGTATCGCTGTCGATCTTCTGGCAGTGATAGCCCTTATCATCAATGGCGACAACGCTGTTAGTTGAACGCTTTGTGCCTGCGGCGGTATCAGTTGTAGAGGCAATGCCGGCGCTTGTGTTCATGCCGAGCTTTTCGCCTTGCTGTTCAATAGGGTACTGATAGCTAACGTTATTTAGAAACGCGTGAGACTCACGAATTTTTACCTCTAACGTTTGGCCGATCGTCGGGTCGACGGCAAACTTAGAGCTTGAGGCGACCGCCTCAGCAATGTTGTTGAGCTTGGCGATTTGACCGATGTACGATGTATATTTTTGTCGTGTTTCTGTGCGCATTTTGGGTTCCGATTAGGTCTTAATGAGTGCGGTTATGAGTGCCAGCCGTTTTAACAGTCGGCGACTTGTTCGGCATCTGACCCAGTTGAGGCGGGTCGTTTTACGTAATCTGCGCTTGGTGTTTTGGCGAGCTTGTCGACAGTGTCGGCCAGCTCGGTCTTTAATTCGGTTAGTGAGGCCGTTAGCTCGGTGATAGCCTCGCGAGCCTCGTTAAGCTCGGTTTGCACTTGGTCTTGGCTTTCAGCGATAACCGTTACCGCCGCATCAACATCGTTAAAACGCGCGGCTGATTCGCCTTTTTCTTTGTTCAGCAAGCCCTTAACTTTAGACAGCAAGGTTGGCTTGTCTTTTGGGTCTTCGACTTCGTCATACTCAAGGCCTTCGATCTCAATGTATTCTGAGAATAGGTGAGTTTGAATCGTGTCTGAGTCGGCAAATTGTGTCGGATTCTTAAGCGAGAAGGCCAGCATTTCGGTTCCAGTGCTTGCCGGGGTGTCGGTGACTGCGAGGCCGACCATATAGGCTTCGCCGGTGTCTGCAAAACTGGTGTCCATCTCAATAGAGCTAAACACTTTTTGCCCGTCTTTGTTCATATTGATAAGCGTTGGCAGCGGGGCTAATTGAGCTAACAGAACTTTTTTACCTTCTTCGTTGGTCCCAACTTTCAGCGCGACAACGTCACCCAATGCGGCAAACAAGCCTTCAGCCAATAGCGAGCGAAGGTGCTCAAGCCAAATACGAGCGCCGTATTTTTTAGGGCTGTAGTTTTTAGCCATTTCTTCGATTTGCTTGCCTGTAATTTCGCGGCCATCGATGGTTGCACCTTCGGTGGCTACTCGGAAGAACTTAGAAAGCAGTTTTTTCATAATCGAATTTGAGTTCAGTTAGTTAGTAATAAGTGTTATCGCTTAGTGCTTCGAATGATTAGGTAACAGCCTTTTACAATCAAATGCTTTCGGTGTGGTCAAGCCTTTGAACACCCCTAAAGTAGGTTTTTTAGATTAGTGTGCTGCGTATTATTCGCGCTATGCCTGAGACCAAAGACTTTGACAAAGCGCGCGAACTGTATTGGCAGGGCTACAAGCTGCGCGAGATTGAAACCAAGCTAGCAATCCCTTACGCGACACTGTACAGCCGCAAACGTTCTGAAAAATGGGACGACGCAAGCGTTGCGACAAAAGTTGGTGCGTGCCTAGAAGCTCGCATGATTCAGCTGATCGCTAAGGAAGATAAAACGATCTTTGACTTGCAAGAACAAGAGACAATTTTAAAGTGCTTAGAGCGTCAAGCTCGCATTAAAAAATACGAAGACGGCGGCAACGAAACCGACCTAAGCCCAGCTATAAAAAAGCGCAACGAGGGTAAGAAGCGCAGCCATAAAAAAGGTAACCACCTAGATGAAGAACAGACCGAGGCGCTGCTAAAGGCGTTCAAAAAGGGGCTATTTGGATATCAGAAGAACTGGTATGACAATATTCATCAACGAATTCGAAACATTCTTAAGTCTCGACAGATTGGCGCGACCTGGTACTTCGCCAGAGAGGCGATGTGCGACGCGGCAACCAATGGCAATAACCAGATATTTTTATCGGCTTCAAAAGCTCAAGCGCATGTGTTTCGCGAGTACATCGTGCAATTTGTGTTTGATGCAACCGGCGTTCAGTTAACCGGCGACCCGATCACACTGAGCAACGGCGCCACACTCTATTTTCTCGGCACCAACTCTAAGACAGCCCAGAGTTACCACGGAAACTTGTACTTTGATGAGTATTTTTGGGTTCATAAATTTAAAGAGCTGCGCAAAGTTGCCAGCGGCATGGCGATGCACTCTAAATGGCGTCAAACGTATATCTCGACACCGTCAACGCTGGCGCACGAGGCCTACCCGTTTTGGACTGGTGAGCAATTTAACAAGGGCCGAAAAAAGGCCGATAGAATTGAGATAGATTTAAGCCACGCGAGGCTGTCAAGCGGCCACGTAGGTGCCGACGGCCAGTGGCGCAATATCGTTACCATTGAAGACGCGGTGAAAGGCGGTTGCGACTTGTTCGACTTGGCCGCGCTCAAGCTTGAATACAACGACGAAGAATATAAAAACCTTCTAATGTGCCAGTTCATTGACGACGGCGACGCCGTTTTTAAGTTCAGTGAGCTGCAGCAATGCATGGTTGATAGCTGGGAAACGTGGGACGATTTTAGCCCGTTTGCAGCGAGGCCATTAGGCGATAAACCTGTTTGGGTTGGTTACGACCCATCACGCACGCGCGACAATGCCAGCCTAGTCGTTATCGCGCCGCCAATGGTCGCCGGTGGAAAGTTTAGAATCATTGAGCGCCACAGCTGGAACAACATGGATTTTGATTCACAGGCCAAGAAAATTCACGCACTAACCAAGGCTTACAACGTCCAGCACTTAGCCATTGATGTATCCGGCATTGGCTGGGGTGTTTATGAGCTAGTAAAGGCGTTTTACCCGGGCGTTAAAAAACTAATTTACTCGGTTGAGCTCAAAACAAAAATGGTGCTCAAGGCCAAGCAATTGATTAGCCATAGGCGCTTAGAGTTTGATCGCGGCTGGAATGAAATCGCAATGGCGTTTATGACAATTCACCGCGCCGCAACATCAACCGGCCGACAAATTACCTACCAGGCAACACGGACCAACGAGACCGGGCACGCTGATTTAGCATGGGCAACCATGCACGCCCTGTTAAACGAACCACTTCAAAACATTGAATCAACCGGCGGCGGTCGTCGCTTCCGAATAGTAAGGTGCTAAAAAAATGACCACAGAATCGAATAAATCAAGCGAACAGGAAACCAACAAAAAGGCGGCGATTTTCACATTTGGCGAGCCCGAACAAGTGCGAGGTGGCCACATAAGCGACTACGTGCAAAGCACTTACAACGGCCGGTATTACGAACCACCGATAAATATGAACGATCTTTACAAAGTTTACCGAGGCTCGGTGTTTCACTCGTCGGCAATCTCACTTAAGGCTCACATTGTGCTGTCGACCCTAGAGCCCACGAAATTGATCAGCGGCACTAATTTTCTGAGGTTCGTGCTTGATCTGCTGGTCATGGGCAACGGCTTCGTTGAGAGGGTAGAGAATTCGTTTGGCCAAACGTTAAAACTTAAAACGTCACCGGCAATGAAAACCAGAGTAACGAAAGACGATGGCTTTACTTATCTTGATGCTAATGGCGCTCTCCACGGCTTCGCCAAGGGCTCTATATTTCATTTGATGCAGCCAGACATTAAGCAAGAAATTTACGGCATACCGGCTTACATGGCATCGATACTGTCGAGCGAGCTTAACCAGGAGTCAACTTTATTCAGACTGCGTTATTACCGCAACGGATCGCACGCCGGCTATATAATTTATATGACCGACCCGGCATACAACGAGACCGACGTCGACGAGCTTCAAAAAAGCCTGAAAGACGCCAAAGGCCCTGGTAACTTCAAAAACCTATTTGTTTATGCACCAGACGGCAAAAAAGACGGCATCCAACTAATACCGATATCAGAAGTAGCCGCCAAAGACGAATTCACCAACATTAAAAGCATTACTCGAGAAGACGAGTTAGGAATGCACCGCGTGCCACCACAGCTAATAGGCATCGTGCCGAGCAATACCGGCGGCTTTGGTGCGGTAGGTGCCGCGGCTAAAGTGTTCGCCAGAAATGAGATTCTACCGCTACAAACCCAGCTGCTTGAGCTCAACGAGTGGCTAGGCGAAGAGGCGTTCAGGTTTAAGCCCTACGAAATAGAAGGCATTGAGGCAGACGAACCCAAACTCCAATAGAGGTTCACTGCCTAAGGATGCCCTGGCAAGGATGCCAAAATTGAGCAACGTTAACTCGTTGTTTTTTTTGCTTGACTTTTATCAATGATTCGCTATTCAGACGCGCACCAACTTGGTGCAACCCCTCAGATTGCACGAATACCAAAAGCCGCTTATCTCCACGCCACGCCTGCGTGCTTAATACGTCGCTTATTTTGACCATTCAAAACGGCCTGAAAGCTAATGCAGGCATAGGCTTATTGGTATTTTTTAAGTGATATAACTTTTTGATGTATTTTTAAGATTTTGACATAACCAGAGGCGTATAAAGCCGACTTAAAAGGCCTATATCTGAGTGATTTTAGTTTCGCGAATCACTTAGTAGTAATAAAGGTAATAATTTTTGATTAACATCGTTTTTGATTCGAATTACTCAACTGAAACAATCGCTTACAAGCTTTCGTCAGGATTCGGAAAAAGGTAATAAAAGAGTAATAAGAAGTAATAAAAAAGGTAATAATTCTTTAGCGCCTAGTAAATACGATCTTAAGCTATTGATATATATAGATATTCTAATAATAGATATAATGTCTATATATTACCTTTTAAGTAGTAATAATTATTACTCCTATATTACTCTTTTATTACCTTTACAAACGTTTCGCAAATCATTGATTTAATACGATTTTTGACCTTAAAAAAAAGCGTATTACTTTTATTACTACTTTGTTTTTGAATGGATATTTTGAGAGGCCGACTTTCATCAATCCTGATATCTGTTACTTTCTGACGCTTTTTATCGTGTCAAACGCGTTCACGCTCACGCCGCTACAGTGTCACAGGCTTGCACACTGGCTACCGTTAATATTCGCACGGTTTAAGTTTTTCAAATAACGTACAATAATCAAGTGCCAATGCTGAGACGACAATTGAACCACCGTTGGATAACTTACCAACAAGGCGGCAAAGCTGAGAAGATTGGCGTGTACCTGCGTGATTCGACGGTGCGTTACGTGCTCTGGTTGGGTTTTATTGACGTGACAGCGGCGAAGCTAATCGAAAACGCTAAGCCGGTACGTCTAGAAGTTGATTTATGGACGCCGCTAGAGTGCTCGACCGACTGGGAGCCGGTACCGAGTGATAAGTTTGTTCAGGGCTGCTTGACGTCTGAAGGTGTGTATACAGTCATCGAAGTAAACCTTAAGTTGGTTTAGATCCTGCATAGCTAAATGTGCCTATGTTGGCCACGGCTAGTTGCTCTAATTTGTAAAAACCTGATCTTTATCTGCCAAAAACCACTTTCGAGTTCGGGCAATGTCGTACAACTAGTGGTTGATGAATTGGCAGAAAGTTACCCACAGCGGACATTTAACGAAATTAAAGTACGGTCTAAAATTTTTGGTTCAAATTCCCAGCTCAAAATACGACCCTCTGATGATTTTCGCACCAGTTAATAATTATCGTGAGCGCGCGAACTTGATAAATACTTCCTAGATATTTGACTTTTTCTACAATCTCAACGCCGTTATAAGCAGACCCAAAGCGGGAACGGTATTGTTTGCAGTAAAATTGGCGCAACCAATTGCAAACAATGGATAGAAGCTTTGAAGGTCTGCTCGATAACCTTCTTAGCCATTTATATTGGCTCGAACTCAGGAAGCTCTATGCCATGTTCTTTTTCTAAGTCTTTTAGCTTAGAGAAAATAGCTTCGTAATCTTCTGAGTTTTTAATTGATCTATATTCTGCGATTAAAGCTAGCTTCTTATTTTCTGAAATGTGAGGAGCTAATATATCTACTGATTTTTCTACAAAGTTAGCTGCATTAGCCGTATATAAGTACCGAAAAGCCAATAATGCATATAAGACCACCGCAATAGACATAAGAGCAATTAAGTATTTTCTGAAAGTTAAATTCCCACTACTTTTATATTGCTCTTTATATTTCTCTTCATGTTCCTCTTCCCCTTCATTAAAACTATTAATTAGATACTCAATAATGTAATTGCTCAAAAAAATAATTGGTAGCAAAATAGCTAAAATGAAAGTTATTAATGTAGCTGGTAGCTTTAGATAAGAAACAACAGCCCCATCTGATACTCTTTCATATAACTTATCTTTAGAATCGGTAAATAAATTAGTTGCCAGCTCTAAAGAAGCTAGACCCAACCAATTAAAAAGGTCAGAAATAAACAACTCCCACAAACCACTGCCTAAGGCTCCGAGAACAATTGTTCCTAATACCCATTTTATTGTAGAAATAATTTTACTCATGCTCAAAGTAACTCCTATGAAATGGCTAACACCGTCATAAAAAGCGCAGCTTTAGCTGCGTCCAGTGGCACATAAATTAGTTTTTTGAAATTGCCAAATGACCGTTTGGAGTATCTAGCAGCCTTTTCCTTTTATCAAACAAATGTATGAGTCTTACCGGGACACCCATCCCAAATAATACGCTAACACTCTGATTTATATACAACACAGTTATGGGTGTCCAGCTTATTTTTGTTCGACCACACGAAGTGTGCGGTAGTTTTTGACATTGTTTTATGTCATTCAGAACGGTATACCATCATCAAAATCTTGTTGAGGCACTTGTCGCTTAGCCTGAACTTTAACTTCTCTTATCTCTAATAAATCTTGGTTTTGCCTGACCCAGGCGATTCCTGGCGGTTCTGCTTTATAAATCTTAGCCTCATGAAAATTTGAACCATCTGAAACATTTTCAACCGATTCAGATATGAAGCCGCTTTCAATAAGTGCCGAAATCCCAAGAGCTAAAGCTATATCCTTAAAACCCATATCTCGAATTTTATTTTCAAGTGTCCATGACTCAACACCACCGTCCATGCTTATATAAAATGAAAATATAGTTGTAAGTATAGCTACTTCATGCTCTTTTAAATCTACATTCTCTACTTCACTTGGCTTTAAAACATGAGCTTTTTGAATCTTTTTTTCTACTAAAAGTTCATGTTTAACCAACCTAATTATATTTTTTTCTAGTTCATCAAAGCCACTTCTTGAATCAGTTCTATAAAAAATTATAGATTTATGCTGCACATCAAATGGCAACCGTGGACGAACTGTTTTTTCACATAGAATCACAGTAGGTCTATTTAAAGCCAATGCATAACCTAATTCTAACCAAACATTAGGATTATCCACGCTAACTTCCGCTATACAAATTGGTGAAGCAGCAATTGCTTGTTCAATTTTTTCTATAACAGGATTCACACCAAGAATGTCATCTGCTCTTACTGGCAATACACCACTTTTTTCCAAAGCAGGCTTAATTGTTTCAGTATACCTTCGGTCATACGTGCCGCCATCAAACGGCTGTATTACGAAACAACGGGGTAACTCATTAATTTCTGACAACGACTATCT